CTTGTGGTACAACAGGGCTTTGTGTTGTGTGGAATCTAATAATCATGGTTTGACTACGATTGTTCAGTTGCGTCATTTGGGTTATCCGAATATGTTTAGGAAACGTTCTTTGAATCAGGTCACTAACAATGTTTCGCAAGAGTTTGGTTGGAAAACTACTCGTACGTCTAAACCTTTGTTGATTGATGATTTAGGTATGGCTTTACGCAGCGATGAGTTAAGATTGTATGATCGTTTTACTGTTGCTGAGTTACGTTCTTACGTCCGTAATGAGCGTGGCACAATGTCCGGTTCTCCGCATGATGACCGTGTGATGGCTTTGGCGTTATCTAATCAGATGCGCCAATACGCTTTCATGCCAGAGTATGCTCCTATTGTTGACGACTATTGGACTGTAGATTGGTTTATGAAAATGGTTATGAACGATGATTCTGATGCGCCTGACACTAAGATTGGTGCTGCAACTGTAAGAGGTTCTATTTAATTTGGGACACACCGTCCCTTCTATATGAAGATATTATTGGAGGATATTTAATGGCATCAAAATTTGTGTCCCATACAAGCGGTACTCGTACTGTTGATGGAACCGGCCAAAAATCACGTATGGAGCGCGGTCAATCCGTATGTTCCAATCCGGCTAAAGAGGGTACTTCTACGAATACGCAGAAGTCAGCCCCTCGTGCAGCAGGTAGCGGCGATCTAGGTGCTGGTACTAAAGCACGTAACACTCCGTTTAACCAACATGGAACTACAGGTAACGTAGAGCCTGCCGGTAAACAGCCTAAACATAGTCGCGGCTAGTAATGGCGGTTTTACCACCGTCTGCTACCTTTGAAGAATTCAGCGTTTATTGCGCTGAATTAAATGGGCCTCAGACGGATGAAGAGGTTGCTGAATTGTGGGAGTGGCGGCAGAAACTTTTGGGTTTCCAAGTCATAACTGGCGCTGGGTTTAGATCCATGCTTCCCAAAGATGAACAGCATATGACTATTAAAGAAAGAGGCGACAAGGCTTACGCTGAGGCGAAAGCGTCTGGTCGCAATATTGAACCTGTTGGAGCGCGGTGGGTGTAATGGCTCGTAAAACCCGTAAAGAAAAATATGAATTAATCAACGAGAGACTTATAGCGTCTACTCGTTGGCGTGAAGAGATGGGTTATGACCGTCTTTGGCGACGCATGATTGATCTTTACCGAGGTAAGCATTGGCCGCAAACTACTTCTAACGAAGATTTGATAGCGGTAAACATAGCGTTTTCTACTATCAACGTTATCGCTCCTTCGGTTTCAGTTAATCATCCTAAAATTGTTGTAACACCTAATAAGCCAGAGGACGAGGATCGTTCTGCTTTTGTTGAAGCAGTAGTTAATCATCTTTGGAAGCATCATGATTTCCGCAGCCCGTTTAAACGTGCTGTTAAAGATTTTCTTATTTTCGGTCACGGCTGGATTAAAGTTGGTTGGAAGTTTGTTGAGCAGGAACGTGCGTTAAGCGATTCCGAAAGAGATGTTTATTTAGACGAAGCGATAATGGAGGCTGACACCTTCGCTATGCAGAACCCTGATTTGGCTGGGGATTTACCAACCGATGATGATTTGATGGCTAATCTGCCTTCAACAGAGATGACTATTGTTGAAGATCAACCTTTTGTTGAACGTGTGTCACCTTTTGATATTCTTGTAGACCCTGAAGCGACGTGCATGGATGACGCTAAATGGATCGCTCAAAGAGTGATACGTCCTTTAGATGAAGCGCAGGCTGATAAACGATATAAACCTTCAGCGAGAAGAAAATTGTCTGCTGATGCTACTGTTACAGATGCGTTACAGAATCCTGCTAGAGATGATCGTTACGTTTCTGATGCTGAACGTGTAATCATTTGGGAATACTACGACATTATGGATAACACTATGTCTGTCTTGGCTGACTCTGGCGACGAGTTTCTCGTGGACCCAACTCCTATGCCGTATGCGTATGGTCAACCGTTTGTGATGATACGCAACTATGATGTTCCTGATTTCTTTTACCCTATGGGTGATTTAGAAGCAATAGAGTCTTTACAAGAAGAACTAGATAAAACCCGAAGTCAACTAGTTAACGCTAGAAAACGGTACGGACGTAAATATTTATACCATGAACGTTCTTTTGGTCCTGAAGGTCGTGAGGCTTTAGAATCTGAACAAGATGGACGGTTTGTTCCTGTCGTTGACGAGAACAAACCACTGTCTGAAGTCATTATGCCTTTGCCGCAGATACCGTTATCGCCTGAAGTTTACAATACTTCTTCAATTATTGAAAACGACATCAACGTTGTATCAGGTGTCTCTGAGTATGCTCGCGGTCAAATGCCTGAGATACGGCGTACCGCTACTGAGGCTTCAATCATTGCTGATGCTGGTAATGCTAGAGCAGCAGACAAGTTAGCAATCGTAGAATTAAGCATCGGTATGATAGCCCGTCGCGTAATCCAAGTTATGCAACAATTTATGACTGGTGAGCAGATGGCTCATGTCGCCGCTAATGGTGGCGAAAACCTTTTCATTCCTTTCAACAGAGAAGACATTATTGGAGAATACGATTTCAGTGTTGAGGCTGGTTCTACTCAGCCCATGAACGACACTATCAGGAAACAGCAGGCTGTTTCTTTACTGAACGCTATGGCTCCGCTAATCGGCACTGTTGTCGATCCTGCGGAAATAGCCAAACATGTGTTGTCTTATGGGTTTGGGATTAATGATCCTGACCGTTACATGATTCAACAACAAACACCTGTTGATGCCCAAGTGGCACAAGAGGAATCTGGGGGGGTAGCCGATCCGTTCGGTGTACCTCCAATGTCACAAGGCGGCATGGGGCCAGGACCAATCCCCGAACAAGTCTTTGAAGGCACAGGTGGGGTACCACCCGAATTGATAAGTCAACTCCAGAACCAAATGGGTATAGAGTTGCCTAACATGTAATGGGACACTTCCATGTGTCATATAGGAACACCCGAAAGGATTCCTGATGGATGAAAACACAGCCTTGGGACTGGATACCAGCAACCCGAGCGAAACAAGCGAAGATAGCGGCCCTTCTTATACGGTCACCGTTGACGGTGAACAAATGGATGTGTCGCAAACCGAGCTTATTAATGGCTACCAACGCCAAGCGGATTACACACGTAAAACGCAAGAGTTGGCAACTGAACGCGAAAGATTGGCTCAAGGTGAGGCAATCGTCCAAGCATTGGAGTCTAATCCCGAAAGTGCCGTGTCAGCTTTAGCTGATGCGTTTGGGATCAGAATGGGCAACCAAGTATCCATTCCCGAAGAGGAAATGGAAGAACTGGACCCAGAAGAAACCAGGCTTAGACGACTTGAATCGGCCATTGAAGAACAAGATCGCTTAAACAGACAGCAAAATTTGCAGAAGGAAATGAACACCCTGCGAGACAAATATCAAGCTGACATAGATGAGAATGCTTTGTACTCTCATGCTTTGAAACACAATATTGGGAACTTGGATGCTGCTTATGCGCATATGACTTATGCGGATTTGCAGGATAAAGCTAAGAACTCTGACATTGTAGATGAGAAGCGTGCAGCCTCAGTTATTGAGGATGGTTCGGGTTCGGCACCAGGTACTGTCAGTCGTGATTTTGGTAGCGCAGTTAGTTCTATTCGTGATGCTTATGAGCTTGCAACTAAAAAATTATCCGAATAACTAACTAAGGAGTAGACGTGGCTGGTAACGCAAACTTTGACCAAATTTTGTCAACCACTCTCTATAACTACGTCCCTAAGCTGGCTGACAACGTATTCGGTGCTCGACCTCTGTTTTATGCGCTTACCAATGGTCAAACCATTAGGCGTGTAGACGGTGGAGCAAAGATCGTTGTTCCAATCATCTATGGGTCCAACTCAACTGCCGCTTCATATGAAGGCTCTGACACAATCGCTATTACTGCTCAAGATGGCATTAGTGCCGCAGAATACGACTGGAAACAGTATGCAGCAACAGTAACCATTACTGGTATTGAAGAAGGCAAAAACAACGGCGAAGCAGCAATCATTGACCTCCTTGAGGGCAAGGTTATGCAAGCCGAACAAACCATTATCGACAACATGAACACCATGTTGTGGGGTGATGGTAACGGTAATGGCGGCAAAGATTTCATGGGTATCCAGGGAATCGTGGCTGGCGGAACGCTGGGTGGAATTAACTCAGCGGCGGCTGGTAACTCGTGGTGGGCACCAACAATGACCAACCACGGTGCAGCAGCATTGTCTTTGGCAGCGATGTCATCTGTGTACAACACAGTTTCTGTTGGCAATGACCAACCGACCATTATCTTTACAGACCAAGAGCGTTACGAAGATTATGAAGCTTTGCTTCAGCCAAATCTTCGGTACACAAGTGCCGAAGTAGCTGACGCAGGGTTCCAAAATTTACTTTTTAAAGGCGCTCCCGTCACATTTGATAGCAACTGCGAAGCAAAAGCTATGTACTTCTTAAACACGAAGTACCTCAGGCTTGTAGCGCATACGGATACTTGGTTCCAACCAACTCCGTTCGTGCGTCCTACAAACCAAGATGCTCGCTTTGCGCAGATCTTGTGCTACGGAAACTTGACTTGCAGCAACCGCTCAAGGCAAGGACGTTTATTTAACATCGCCTAATTTATTAGGCAGTTGGTGGGGGGTGCTTCGGCACCCCACCACCTCAATTTGGTTTAGTGGAGCAAATATGCAACGAGAAGTAGCTCTTGTTTACAGTTCAAATGCACGACCTGCTGGTGCGAATGGTGTCCGTCCTGGGCATTATGCTCCTGGCGAAGTACAAGGTGCTCGTGCCATACCTGGTGTAACTGAATTTGTAGAAGAAGTTCCTGTTTCTCACGCCAGAGCTTTTTGTTCCGCAACGACCCGTGCAGGCAATCCGTGTAAAGCACGGCCAGTCGGCGGGTCGGATATTTGTATTGGTCACACCAGACAGTCGGCGGCTACCTAATGGCTTTAACTCTTGCTCAAATGCGTGCTCAAGTACGTAGCGTTGTTGATATTGATTCAACTGATATTGACGATACGACTTTAGATACGATGATTGGTCAAGGGTTTGATCTGATTGTTTACAGTGAAAAGCGTTGGCCTTTTTATGAAGTACGCACAACGTTTAATACTGCTGATGGGACCAAGGATTATACGCTTGCCACTATTGCTGGCGCTCCTGATGCAATAACTCAGGGTTTGCGTGACATGATCGCTATTCGGAACGATGACCATGTTTTGGAATACATCGGTTCTGATAGCGCAGATTTTGATTACCCATTGAACTCGTTACCGTCGGGTGCTCCGTGGGAGTGGAGTTTCTGGAACGACACGGTTCGTCTTTACCCTGTCCCTGACAGTGTGGCGACGATGTATGTGCGTGCTATCCGTAATCCAACTGCGTTTGGGTTGGGTAGTTCTAGTGGTTCTTCTCCTGATTTACCTGACCCGTTTCATGCGGTTCTAGCTACGTACGCTACTGCTGCTGCATATTTCCAGCAGGAAGATCCGACGATGGGTAACCAGTACATGGCGTTGTTCCAATCACAGCTTGATAACCTTGCTCGCCGTTACGCTGATACTCCTGCTCCGCAACCAATGATTGCGAACAGTCGAAGATCAACTCTTTACGCTGCGGGTATGGGAAGATTGAGGTACGCCAATACTGGCGGAGTGATCTGGTAACCCCTGATGGCTCGTCAAGGATTTTCTCTTGAAGTACTGGAATCATTTTCAGGTGGATTAAACCTGAGAAGCGACCAGTTCAACCTCGCAGACAACGAATCACCCGACATGCTCAACGTAACTGTT